TAACGTCTGTGTCTACTCCTACAACGTCTGTACTTGCACCTATCTCTACGTCAAGTTCGGGAATTATTGCACCATCTACATCATCACTTCCACATCCTCCATTAACTACATATCCATCTCCACCTCCTCCTCCTCCTCCTCCTCCTCCTCCTTCTCCCACACCCCCTCCATTAACTACATATCCATCTCCACCTCCCGCACCACCTCCTACACCCCCGCCATCAGATTACACCGCCACTTGATCAGCACATCATAAATATCAACAAGTGCGAAGTTATACATAATCCATATTGCCCGTACAATTATAATTATTTTATTAGATATGAGATGAATAATGTGTTCATATATAATAAAATGTATAAATCGATATTATATAGATATATATTGTAATGGCCATAAACATTGCTCACGGAGAGAGACACCCAGAAGAAATCGAATGTTTTCGATCACCTAGCGGGGGGTTTTCAAAAGAAAAACGATATGAATATACGTATGCAACCAGGAAGTCATGGGAATATATTCCTGAGATAAGGCGCACTGATTGGCGATATTTTACGAATAAGGCATTTATATACGCTGGAAAATGGCTGCGCAGCGAGCAACGTGGGTTTGGTGATGGAGGAGATTATTGGGAGGTGTTTCAAAATGAAGATGGAACTGAAAAGACCGTATCATGGGACTATGCCGGTACAATGTGCTACCGCGAATGCCCTTATTCGGGCAATATTGATGTTGTTACAACTGTTCGAGAAATCGTAGATGAAATGATTGAAAAGGTCGAAGAAGTAGGTGGGGGTGTGGGTGATTCTGAAAAAGAAATGATATATAAAACACCGCGCGTATTGCCGCCTAAACCTAAAATTGTAGAAGAGGAACCGTGGTCGTTGGTCAAATGTATATGTGGTGAACCGTCCAAATGCGCGCCGTTTGATCCGGCCGAAACGACGACGATGGAGTCGAAATATAGTGTATCTCCGAATATCGCGGAGTTTTGGTGCTTCCTTACATCGTTCTTCTACGGAAGTAGTCTTCTTCTTTATTTCGTAAAAGAAGAAGAATGGTTTGAAAAATGGCGGGAAGCGGCGAGGTGGCCTGATTTTATCCATTTTTCGATCGCGATTTCAGTGCTTGTGATGTTGTGTTCTGCGACGTATCACTGTACTTTGTTTGAAGTATCTGGGTGTATTGATTGTTTCTTGGCATCGTTTATTGTTGCGTCGGTTACAATGTCAACGTTCGGTATTGATATGGTTACACAGGTCGGGGTATTGTTAGGGTTAGGGACACTCAATATGTTCATGTGGCGTTATAGCACACGACTTGCGCTTATTGTTGTTGGATTCGTATACCCGTTTGTTACCTTGTCATGTATGAAAATGAAAGGGTATTATGGCGCAGTTGTATTTTCATTGATATCGGTGGGTGTATTGTGTTTTTTACTGGATCGAATGGGGTATGCTCCGTTACATTCAGTTTGGCATATCCTCGGGGGATTGGCGATAACTGGGTCACTGTATCATGTGATCGTGAATGGGCCAATTTAGACAAGTGAATTATGGAATTATGAATTGATATAATTATTTATACATCCAGAAAATCCTCCGTCTATTTTTATGTATGCGCAATGGTAATTTCCATTTTTTTTCATAATCTTCCAAAGATTTACTAACTGATTTTTATCTTTAAACGTGTCCATTGTTATACTACATCCGTTTTCAATTCTATTCTCAACAACACACACAGTCTCTATAATTCTACAATCTTGACGGTATTTTTGCATAATTTTTAAAAGTTCATTACAATTTTGTTGTGTAGAATTCGATACACTTATTTCTGTACTCATTTATATTTATATTTATATCAATGAATTTTAAATAATGTTGTGTTTATATTATATTATGGTCGTGAATTCATGAAATCTATTTCGTGTCAATATACCTTGCACACTCCTCAAGCGTCAGCTTGAACTTATTCATCGTGTTCAACTCGTTCATATGCCGAATGATGTCCTCCATTTTCCCCTCCCCGTGCACTTCTCGAGAGACGTTCTTGAGAGAATTGACGATTTTGGCGTTGACCCACTCATCCATGTTCTCGATGATTTTGTTGTAATGGTTATAATGTGAGTCCATATTCAGGGATTTTTGGGTTTTCGTTGCGAGTTCTTCTTGGCGCTTGGCGATGGTGATGATGTCGCCGTCATTCTCGTCTTCGAGAGGATCGGTGTTGCCACTGCCTTTCTTTGAGTTTCGATTGGTAAGACCTTCAATCATACCGATATGGTTGCGGAAAATATACTGGATCGTTACGAGAGCGAGGATGAGGAATATGCCTAAAACTACGTATTTGGCGAGGCTGTCGGTATTGTCTTGGGTGGCGGAGGGGAGAATGGCGTTCATTGTGTGGATAATGGGATTTTTGGATAATATTTGGATGGATTGAAATGGAATGAAGTAATAATGTAATATACTGAATTAGTATTAGATTATTTAATTGTGGATTTATGTGATGATCTAGTTACTATTATTGCGCCGACTCTTGCGGCGTTTGATTGTACGAATGTGCTTATATTTGTGTTTATTATGGCGGGTTTGTCTTGACTTACGTGTCTTGGTCCTGTATTTTTTTGTAATATTGTGTTTATTTTTTTTTCGTGAACCGCCGTTTAGTCCGGTTCCTCGTCTTGTTCTTCCTTGTCCTGGTGGTTGTCCTTGTACTTGTCCTGTTCTTAGTCCTGGTCTTCCTTGTCCTGGTGGTTGTCCTTGTACTTGTCCTGTTCTTAGTCCTGGTCTTCCTTGTCCTGTTCTTAGTCCTGGTCTTCCTTGTCCTGGTGTTTGTTCTTGTGTTTGTCCTTGTCCTGTTCCTCGTCTTGTTCTTCCTTGTCCTGGTGGTTGTCCTTCTACTTGTCCTGTTCTTAGTCCTGGTCTTCCTTGTCCTGGTGTTTGTTCTTGTGTTTGTCCTTGTCCTGTTCCTCGTGTTGGTATTCCTTGTCCTGGTGTTTGTTCTTGTACTTGTCCTGAGTTTTCAGGTCGTGGCTGTTGCTTCCACTCAACATCTATATTGACTCCACGGCCCGGCCTAGGCGGTTTTTTAATTCCTGCGCCCGCACCCTTTCTATTACGTAATTTAAGTGATTCATTACCACTAGGAGTAGGAGTAAAATCTACATGATTCATTTCAGCATCATCATCATCATCCGGCACGCCAACCGTAGTCCTACCCTCAGCAGCACTCAGCATACCAAACCCACCCGATGCTGACGCTGCAGAAGAGGACACAACACCATTACTGCCTTGCACTTCACCAAACGGAGATACAGCGCTGCCAATACCACCCTGAGGATAATATTGCACGCTTCCACCACCCCCAGCAGCACTCTGCATATCAAACCCACCCGATGCTGACGCTGCAGAAGAGAACCCAACACCATTACTGCCTTGCACTCCACCAAACGGATATACAGCGCTGCCAATACCACCCTGAGGATAATATTGCACGCTTCCACCACCCCCAGCAGCACCCGGCCAAAAAGCCCCATCACCAGGACGCAACCCACCAAACCCACCACCACCACCACCACCAGCATCAGGATCCGAAATCGGCATACCATGAACATCTGGGAATCGGCTTTGACTATCATGGTATGCACAAGTAGCATCCTCTACACCGCTAATCAAACTGTCAATTGCATCAACAGGATCAACAATTATATCTGTATCCGGTTCCTGCTGCATTTCGTCTAGATCTAAACTTAAAGGTTTAAATTCTGGTAGAGCAGTTACATTAAAATTTTCACCCAAACATTTTTGAAATCGGGCGGACATACCGAATAACATATGAACGAATCTACTGTCACAATTAACGTCCACAAAATTTTTTAGTTTATCACTAAATAAACGTCTTAACCAGTCGTTGAACATATCATCGTTTTGTTTTTTTGTGGTGTATAATCGACGCGCTTTAGCAAGAAAAAGTACATCAACTCTTTCAAATGTTGATTTAAGTTGACCTTCATTTAACACAAGTCTCCTACTACTATCCTTAATCTTATGTTTATCATAAATTATTTTTAAATCTGCAGTTGTTGCATGCTGATTTTCTAATGTAAGATAGTCAAATGAGAATTCATTTGCCGAATATCTATTTAAACTTTTTAAAACATGTTGTGGCCACTGTATTAGTTTTTCGATAAATGAATCATAACTAAATATATCTGGGTTTGAATTAGGATCAAACGGAACCGTAATAAGTCTAAGAAATGTATTTTCATCGCAACATAAGCCTCTATCAATCTCGATAATAATATTGTCACCTTGAATTTCGACGCTTGTTGTAATTGCTTTAAGTGCTCCACATAGGATCAAAATAAATTCTAACGCAACATCTTCAGGGTTTCTAGGATGAAGAAGTAATAAAATATTTTTTATAAATTCATTTGCCATATATAATAAACCAAACGCAATTCTATTATTAAAATAATTAAAACTATTCTCTGGTTTTTTATCTTGTCCATCTTCAAAACACGATAACAATTCTTGTTGAAACGCTTGGATTCTCAATACCTCTGATGGGTTTATACGCACATTACTACGGTCACCCCATATCTCAACTTCGGCATTTACAAGAACAACCCATGATAACCCGAACGCAGACACTGCAAGCGCAGCCAAATAATCAATAGAGAAGAATGAACATTTTAGATGTGCATGTGCAAGTTCTGTTTGCATTTTTCTTAAGCATATTTGTGTGTAATGCAATGCACGTGGTTTCCCAACATCACCAGTTTCTTTGTCTGTATTTCCATCATTAAATCCTAATAAATGTTTACATGCTAATTCAATTGACTTGGCCTTACCAACTACATCATCACACAATAAAACACTTCGAGAACGACTTGCACTTGATTTACACTCACCTCGTTTAGCATCAAGCACAGAAGGACAATGTCCCGACATTCTATCAAGTGTGTCATTAAGTGATACTATTCCTAGCTTTATAGATATCATGATCCATACAATATTTTGATGTACTATTTTTACGTGACAATTAGTCATATGCTGCTTCTCACCGGACTTATTAAACACATTATCACGTCTCGCGATAAAACTAGCTATACAGTTATTCCAAAATGTAATATCAGGATTTATATGTAATAAAGTCACCCATGGCATATAATTACATACATAAGGAGTACTACTTTGGTTTCTATTACTTGCATTTAATCTTTCAATATCAGCCTCTATAAATGGATTATACACGAAAACTGCTGTTCTATATCCGAACTGTAAAGGCAGACAAGGCGTATGATTTCTGTGTTTATTATGTAGTACTGTAAATACACATTCTACAGATGGTAAAACTCCTAAGGATGTATGTACCATTTTTTTTACACTCGTGTTTTCAAACGCATGTACAATATGTTTACTTTGATCATATGCCGAGCGTGCTGCATCTTTTGATGCAACCGTTCCCTCGCAATCTAGATAACATTTTCCAAAAGGTGTAGTAGCATCAAACACGCGAGGTTCGGTGTCACTACCTAATATACAGTCAATCTCGTCTGATTCACCACTTTTTACATCCTTATAATTTACATAACTCATTTTTTTTACTATAACTGCCTCCGACACTCGAACCCTCCCGCCAGTAACAAGGTGTACTTGGCGCATAAAAATGGGAATCATAGCTAGTGCAGTACGTCTGCATTTATCTTGTGATACACCGTGACCTCCTCTCCCTTGAATCAACATACTATCATATATATCCTCGCATTCCTTTTGAAAATTTAATAACATTGTTAGTTGACTAGCGTTAAGAAAACCATTACTTTTCATTTCTGTATATACAATTCTCGCTATATCACGTTCTGCCTTAGAGCATAACGTTTTTGCATATTCTAGTATCGGTCTATCATGTACCATACACGGTGCAGACTTATTATCAAAATAAGCAAAATAGAATGCTGTTAAAAAATTATATTCTGGCATTTCCAGCATTGCGGTAAAGAGGTCTATTGGAGATGCAGCACTTCTTGCAGCTAGAGCTAGGCTTGAAGATGGACCAACCTTACAACCTCTTTTCCCTTTCATTTCTTTCATTACGCTCTTAGTTTTATTGGCTTCTTGTTCTATAAGAAGAGCTGGGTTTCCTCTAAGATGAATTGAAGATCTAGTAAACCAAGATATATCATACATTATTCCAGTTAACTCATTCAATATAGATGGTGCTTGATCTAGGGTAGTTGGAGTTTCCTTTAATATGGTCTCAACTGAAAATGATAGTCTTTTTACCTCTACAGAGATCGTTTTCGTCTCGTCACCGAATGTGACTGTTCTTTGAGTATCATCCTCATACTCGCCGTCCATAATATATTATTTATTTATTGTCGGTTAATCATATATTATCACGATAAAAAATATATGAGCTTTTCTATCGTGGCCTTTCCTATCCCGCGTTTTCCATCCATTGCAATATCAGCGAAACACGCGGATACATGTTTGTATTTGTTCTTATTCATTGGTTCCATCACTGATGCGTTTGATACAGTATCGGGACCTGCGTCGGGCGACGGTGGCGACATCTCCGGCGATAAACTCTCTTCATAATTCGCTATTTTTCGATGCAAATCGCCTAAAAACTCGTAGATCGAGCCATTGTATTTCGCCAGAATCGCCGCCGCCATTTTCGCGCTCACTCCCGGTACCTGTGACAACATAATTTCGCCTATATTCTCTCGTGTTATGAAGTCCCGCTTCTCTTTTTTCGCGGAGACTTCGCTGTATACCTGCGCGGGCGTCGCAGTCGTCGTATCGGCAACGGAAAGCGGCCCTTCTTTCGCCACCTTGTCTGCAAAATGCAGAATAAAGTCCGCTGTTTCGCCTACATTCATCGTGCGAATCACAGAAAATCCCTTATAGTACATCAGCGACACCATTGCGCTTTGAAGTGCCGTCTTTGTAATCTGAGTATGTCTCTCGTCGTATCTCGAGAGATCACCTTCAATGATGTATACGATATGATGGGTGTTGAATCCTGTGGCAGCGGCAGTCTCGATGAGCCTGAATGACTGTTCTTTATACCGGCCATCTCGAATACTCGCTGCCAGATCAGCAAGGGTCTTTCTCTCGAAGATGACAATATCTTTCTCTTGTGCGGGGTCATGGAGTATAATATCCCCGAGTGGCAATCTCTCGGATCTAATTTCGTGGTTGATCGCAGATACGCCGAGAGATTTCGGTTTCGGTTTCGGCTTCATGGCTTTCGCAGTCGCCTTATTTTTCGGAAGAGGAACTTTCATTGTCACCCCGTCCCCTAGATCCATAATATAATGATCTGCTGGTACTGGTTCTTGTGCGGGTTCGGTGGGCGTGGGTGTGCATGCAGTCGACATGCCGGCGGGTTTCATCATCTCCAGCAGATCTTTCTCTCGACAATCGATTTTGATAATCATTTGTTGTATTGAATTATCGTGTCAATACATAACAACATAATTACATGTTTATATTGTTATACTGTGTGTCATCGCACGCGGGTTCGTGCGGTGTAGCCACCCACCCCCTCCCGACTATAATTTGGGTCCAGAATTACGGGCTGGTGCCAATCTCTCGATGAACCTAAAAACGAAATCCTTGTTCTTCGCAGGCTCAGTAATTGTGTTTCTCATCGCGAAACTACGCATCTGACCTGTTCCTGCAGGCGTGGCTCCTCCTTTCTTATCACCTCCGCCGTTACGCGTATCGGTATTAATCCCGTTCGTGGAACCTGAGCTTATCACGCGTCGTGCAACCTTGCTGTTTGCCATAATATCTTTATATATGTATGCCTATATATTTATAGCCGAATAAATATATAAATTTCTAATGTCAATTATCAAGCAAATAATTTACGACGTCTTTGCAGCACAGTTCTTATTGAACGGCTGACGACCGATACCACCAGTAAGCTTGCAGTTGAAGATCAAGTTGTTATCCTTCAAATACTGATACTGGGCTTCGCATGTATCGAAGCGAATCTTCGCCAAGCAATCGCAGGTCATACCTCCCTGGCGGTAAGCCACGGAAGTCCAGCTTCCACGACCAACCTTGGGGGCGGAACCGGGCATACTGCCAAAATGGCAACCCTTGCTAACGAGAGAACGAATACCGGAAACCTTCTTGGAACCACTTAACACCATTTTAATACTGAATTATAAATAATACCGATATAAAAAATTGATCGGATTTTGCTTAAATACATCATCTGATACATATCATCCATCCATCGGATAATGTTTCGCCTTCGTGATCCCGCCGTCGCCGCCGAAAATGGCAGTAGTTCCGATTCTGAAAATGAAAATATACTTCTAAATATCGCAGAAGACGGCACCAACGAAGTAGTTGTCGCAGGAGAAAGCGCGCGAACCGGCAAGAATATTTACAACGATGACGACATTATACGCGTTGATGATGACCGCTACGTCTTCAACCCTTACAATACTGAAAATGTCGAAGTGTCACTTGCCGATATTGAAGGCATCCTTGCGCGTTACGGCGTACCTTCACAAGTTCACAATATAGAACTGTACAAACGCGCATTTGTCCATCGATCTTATACCAAACGCCCTAAAGCATTGAATGAGTTGGAAAATGTGACTTTCATCGAACGCCCTGAGGGAGCAATGCCACTTCACACGAAATCCAATGAGCGCCTTGAGTTTGTTGGGGATGGCGTACTTGAATGTATCACGAAATACTACCTCTACCGCCGTTTTCCTAAAGAGAATGAAGGGTTCATGACCGAGAAGAAGATCGCCATCGTAAAAAATGAAACCATCGGGAAATTCGCGCTGGAAATGGGTTTGCATCGCTGGTTCATTATTTCGAAACACTCGGAAGAAAAGAAGACGAGAACCAATCTGAAGAAATTGGGGTGCTTGTTCGAAGCGTTTGTGGGCGCATTGTTTCTCGACTTCAACCGTGTACCGATTCACGATGACGATAAATGGTTTGAGAAAGTGTTTACATGTGGACCTGGTTTTCAGATCGCACAGATCTTCATTGAGACAGTATTTGAGCGACACATTGACTGGACAAACTTGATCAAAAATGACGACAACTACAAGAACATTCTCCAGGTGAAGATCCAGAAGGAGTTTAAGACGACTCCGGATTATATCGAATTGTCGCGGGATCCGGATATGGGATATGAAATGGGTCTGTATTTATGTTTAGGACAACCGTTACACGAGGTCATCGGGCAACCCTCCGCCGCAATTCCGTTTGACTCTTTGGTGGATGGGTTTGCAGGTGTTCACCGGATTTGCGAGCAAAATGGCGGGAAGGCGTTTATCTTCTTCGCACGCGCCGCACATAAAATCAAGAAAAAGGCGGAACAGGTTACATGTGAAATGGCGATACGACAAATCGCGCGGATTGCGAAATAAATATAACGGTATATGTTAGTAATAGTTACGATACTATAATGAATGTTTTAAAACAATTTAATTTGACTCAGCGTCCGACATTGCGTGCGTCGTCGTCGTCGTCGTCGTCGGGAGCAGAACAGGTAAAAGAAGGCGTAGTCATTAATTTTGTTCGTAAACTACCAAGTGGTGTATTCAAAAAACCGCGAAATGTATCCGGATATGCAACAATGCGACGGGAACGTGAAGAAGAATTTGCTCCAGAATTGCCAGTCGAGGGTGAGGGTGAGGGTGAGGGTGAGGACGAAGAAGAGGGTGTTAAGAACGTCAGTGGTGCTGCCGCCGCGGCCACTCCTGCTGCTTTTGTTGTAGATAAACGTCACACTATCGATTTTGATCGTGCTGCAATTATGGCCAGCTTAAGAGGTTCTGCATCACTCTCGGCTGTTGTCGTTCCATTACAACCACCTTCTTTTTCTAATAAGTTTGTCGCGGGAGAGCCTGGTTCGGCGAATGTACGCCACCCGGAAATCGAACCAGAATTTGGTTCAGATGCCGACCCTATAGGAAGCGGCAGTAGCGGTGAAGTCGCAAGCACTACTGCTGCAGTGAAATTAGGCAAACGCGCAATATTGCCTTCTGATGAACTTCCGAAGCAAACAAAGGCATCTGCTGCACTGGCAATCGCAGAGGCGAATAAACCTGCCGGATTCGAAGAGATGCGCCAGTTAGAGTCAAGCGATGCAGGAGCGGCAGGAGAAGAAGAAGCGGGAGCATCAGCAGCAGGATTGGAAGGAGTGGAAGGCGAAACAGGAACGGTGGGGGCGGTGGTTGCGGCATCATCAGAAGCGCCAAAGAAACGTATGTTTCGCCCTAAAGCAAAAGGTACTGCTGCTGCTACTGCTGCTGCTGCCGGTTTAGCATCTACAGGAAGTGTAAGCGCTGCTGCATCAAGCGTAAAAGCGGTTGTTAAGAAAATCAAAGAACGTGAAGATAGCATGGTGAATATTTCTGCGTATAAAGTTGGTGATACGATTGTTGCTACACGTCTTCCACCTCCGCGCCCACTTCCTCAAGTCCAAGCGTCCGAGTTTTATATGAATAACCGTGCCAAGTTTGTCCAATATATCAATGCGTTATTTCGCCCCTACCGTGAAGAACTCACATCGGGTGAAAGCGATATTACATGCGAAGCACTTTACGGCGGGGATGACTCTGCATCTGTTGCGCTTCTTACACATCAGAAAATCGTGCGCGATTACTTGAATATTTATTCACCATACCGCGGGTTGCTCTTGTTCCATGGGTTGGGAAGCGGTAAGACATGCTCGTCTATTGCGATCGCGGAAGGACTGAAAACATTTAAGCGAATTATTGTCATGACCCCTGCATCACTGCGTATGAACTATATTGAAGAAATGAAGACGAAATGCGGTGATCTCATGTACAAAAAGAATCAATATTGGGAGTTTATTGAGTCGCGTGGTAATGCGGAACTTACGAGGGTACTATCTCAGATTCTAATGTTCCCCGATGACAAATTCGTTCGCTCGAATGGTGGTGCGTGGATGGTGAATGTTACCAAACCCAGCAATTATGAAACTGAACTCACTGCCAGTCAGCGTGTACGTGTCGACCGTCAAATCGACGAGATGATCAATACCAAATACGACTTCATTAATTACAACGGTCTTCGCGCTGAAAAACTGAAGAGTATGACGGACGGATATACACGCAATCCGTTTGATAATTCAGTAATTGTCATCGATGAGGCTCATAACTTCGTGAGTAGAATCGTGAACAAACTCAAACGTCCGACATCAATGGCGTATCGTTTGTATCACTTTTTGTTATCGGCACAGAATGCGAAAGTTGTATTATTAACGGGAACACCCATTATTAACTATCCGAATGAGATCGCGGTGTTGTTCAATATCCTCCGCGGAAATATCGACAACTGGGTTTTCACGATTGGTGCGGCCGAAGGTGCAGCCGCCAGTGGTCGTTTGACACTTGATGGATTTAAGTCGATTTTCGGGATTGCTGGAGAATCTGGGCGCGGCAAAGGAGCGAAGGCTGGAGCTGGGGCTGCTGGCGCCTCTAGTTTCGCAAAGGGAATCGGACTTTCATTTGACTATATGGATTACAACACCCGCACAAAGAAACTAATGATTACAAGGAATCCATTCGGATTTGTCCGGGATTATGACGCAGTTTCGTCGAAATACCGCGGAGTGATTCGACGTGGCGACCCGGGCGCAGCAATGGGAAGAGGTGATGGAGGTGCGGGAAGTGATGGTGGCGGTGCTGCCGGAGGTGGGGCGAGTATCGCAGTTATGGATACTACTGCAACCGAAAATGGTCTTCTTTCTGATGCCGCATTTGAACGCGCGATCGTGAGTAAACTCCGCGAAAATGGAATCTCTGTGATATCTGCAACCACAAACAAACAAGAGCCATTTACAGCACTTCCCGATAAATTGGATGACTTCAACGGTTACTTCATCGATCCATCTACATTGGAATTCAAGAATCGTGATCTTTTTATTCGCCGTATTTTGGGTCTTACTTCGTATTTCCGAAGCGCGGCAGAGAAATTATTGCCGATATATGATGCCGGAACAAATTTCCATTTGGTCGAGGTTGAAATGAGCGATTATCAGTTTGCAATTTATTCGCGTGTGCGCGATCTTGAACGTAACCAAGAGTCAAATATGAAGAAGAAGGCGAAGAAACGTGGAGCTGCCGCCGCCGCTGGCAAAAAAGGCGGTGAAGGTGGCGCAGGAGGGGATGGCGTATATGATGATGTTTCATCTACATACCGTATTTTTTCCCGTGCATTCTGTAATTTCGTGTTCCCGCCATCCATTCGTCGTCCCTTGCCTGGTGATGATGGTACATCAAGTTCTGAATTGGATAAATCAGCGGCACTTGGACGTATGCCTGATGCAGGAGTCATGGGTGAAGCGCATGAAACCGCGGAAATGTTGGCGGCGCGTATTGCGCGGGCGATGGAAACTGGCGGCGGCGGTGGTGGTGGCGCAGCGGCGGCACCCAAACGTGGACGTAAACCGAAGGGTGCGGCGGGGGCGGCAGCTGCAAAAGGCGGAGAAGACGAGGGCGATGCTGTCGCCGCAATGGACGAAAACATGCTCGATGGTGTAAAGAGTCCGAATGGTAATGGCGATGATAGTGATGATGATGTTGAAATGGTCATCACGGGTGAACACTCTGACGCAGTGGCGGCAGTCATGGCCGGATCAGCCAAAAAACAGTCAGCAGCGACTAGTAAAAAGGACTACGTTGCACAATACCAAGCAGCGATTACTAAGGCGATCCGCGACTTGAAAGTAAGCGCTGGCAGTTTTCTTATTCCAGAAGAACTTGCGACATATAGTCCGAAATTCCTTCATCTGCTGAATAATATCCTTGATAAACAACATGTAGGTCTTCATCTGGTCTACAGCCAGTTCCGTACATTGGAAGGAATCGGAATTATCAAGTTGATACTCGAAACAAACGGATTCTCACAATTCAAAATCAAACAATCATCCATGGGAGACTGGACAATCGATATGACCTCCGAAGAACAAGAACGCCCATGTTTTGCACTTTATACGGGAACAGAAACGGCAGAGGAAAAGGAGATCATCCGTAATATCTTCAATAGCAAGTGGAAGAATGTACCGAAGACGATTACGGAACAACTTTCGACACGTTTCACGAATAATATGTTCGGTGAAGTGATTAAGATTCTTATGATTACGGCATCCGGCGCAGAAGGTATCAACTTGCGTAATGTGCGTTATGTGCATATTACCGAACCTTACTGGCACCCTGTTCGCACAGAACAGATTATCGGACGCGCGCGTCGTATTTGCAGTCATATCGACCTCCCAGAAGAACTACGAACGGTTGATGTGTTTTTGTACTTAATGCGGTTTACCGGGCGTCAAATGGCGACGGATAATGATGAATCGCTGAATATTCGTATGAATGATAAGAGCAAGACGGACGGGTCGACGCCGATGAGTACCGACCAGTCGCTTTATGAGATATCCAATATCAAGGAACGCATCACACGCCAGATATTGACGGCGGTGAAGGAGTCGTCGTTTGATTGTATGATCCATGCCACCGCTGGCGCAAAAGAACGCCTGCAATGCTACACATTCGGAACAGGTGTGGGCGATGAAACGCTGGGATACCAGCCAAATATTGCGACGGAAGAAGATGACAAGACGAAGAAACTGAATAAACAGACAAAGTCGATGACGTTGCGTAAATTGACTGTAAATGGCAAAGATTATGCTGAAGATCCAGAGACGAATATCATTTATGACATGGAACTTTACAAGATGGGGAATTTGGTGGAGAGGGGGCGGCGGACGGTTGTACCTGCTGACCCGCGAACTGGTACTGGAGAGCAGTATCGGTTTGAGTTTTTTTGATTTTCTTTAATAAAAATGATTTTGCGTTGGTCACGTTGTTCGTAGTCCATCATTTTTATTACACCTTTAATATTTCAAACGTCGACTAAACTTTGAAATAATTGTTAGAATTAGGACATATATTTATATCTAAATTATTTACTACATATATATTTTTATCGTTTATTAATCTTGTAACTTTGCCCCATTTCCATTCAACACATTCGTCTTCATTAGGGGGTTCAATAAGTTTTACATAATAACAAGACATACCTATTAATCCTGTAATACAATCATCCATTTTATACTTTACTGGTTTATAATAAGGTCCATATTTTATTACACAATGATAATTTACGTTATGTATATTTTTAATGATATTCATAAATTCACTATTATCATTTAAAATATATCTACCAGTCATTTTAACAATAAAATCAGTATCATTAATATTATATTTGTCTATACAATCTAAAATATCTTGCAATTCCTTAATACCTTTATTACCTGTTTGTAAAAAATTATTTTTAGTATAATATACTTCGCAATCTAACATATTTAAAAACGTCACTCTTGTTCCATTGTTTTCAACGATAATAATTTTGTAATTTTCGATTTTTAAATCTTTTATTAATTTTTTTAATTTATTAATCCCATTAATATATTGAGATTTTCTTATTAAACAATCATTGAATATAGATGTAGTTACGATAAAATATAGCATTTTACAATTATTTTATAATAAAATATCATTTTATATCATTTTATCGACGTTTGAAATGTTAAAAGGTGTGTGTAAAGTTGTCTTCTATTGGATAGAACTGGATTTAAAGTAAGCTAAAAGATAATCTAAGTGTATTATAATGAGTCGAATCAGCAATACCCTTATCGCATATGCATCACTTCTAGTTGCAATCGTATTGATTCTTCATCACGGATATAAACATCGACCCGGTGGAAAAGATCCGCTTTACGGTCTTGATCAATATTTTCAGCTATCCGATGTTGGTAATTTCAAGACATTTAACCACGAAATGTTCGTGATATTTTTTACGGTTTTTGGTATTGGTATATTATTCTACCGTCGGTTTTCTTTTTAGTTTCAGTAGGATTGGATTATCGTCCGTATCCTCCTGAAATCGGACCTTTCGTTGATTATTAGGGCTCGGATCCATTGATAATGGTGCTGGTAGCGGCAGCGGTGTAGATACATCTAGTTCGCTAGTACTATATTCTCTGGGTGGCGGTAGTGGTACGAGAGAATTAACATGTCCCGGTGGCTGTGGCGGCATCCTCGCCTTCATTCTCTCTGATATTTCATCTAGATCACGTTGTCTTGCTGCAATTCTATCGGCAATGATCTTTTCCATATCATCACTGTTATCCGCAAGTGGACTGTCATTGTCGTCATCTTCTTCGCCGTCGCCGCCTCCTCCTCCGCGATTCTTCTTTGCGGTGGGCTTGGTCTTTGTCTGTGAATCTCTCGGAACATCCGAAAAATCGATTTCCTGTGGCCGTGGAACTTCGAAATATGATCGCATCTCCGCCTCTTTCTCTCGCAGCTTCGTCTCGATTTCTTCCCGTTTTTTCGAATGGAAATCCTCAGCATTATAAATCTCTCGAACTTGCGGAGTAGGAAGCGCTACTGCCGCCGGATTGTTGTTGTTGTTATTGCGCAATGGAAAGAACGGGGATACTCCACCGCCACCGCCACTGCTTCCTAATTTACTTGCGCTTATATCTCTCGCAATCTTTGGAATATTCACGAAGAGAGATTGAAGCGCGATCTTATTGAGTTCTTTTAATGAAAAGGATGCCATGCGTATACGCTCAATTTCTAGTTTGATCTGTTTCGCTGCCTCGAAATCTTCCGCCTGGACTGCCTGTTGTTTACGCTGTTCCAGTTTTTCTAACCGTGGTACTACCGCTTCCATTTCGCCGATCGTGATGCGGATTCTTTTTGCGGCGTCATAGTCTTCATCCGCGATGGCTTGTTGTTTCGCATGATGGAGCTCTTTTAACCGCCCGGCGTGAATTGCCGGAATGTTTGCCGAGAGATTTTTGAGGATCTGCTCGAATACATGTTTTACTTCTTGGGGTGTGACACTTGTGGGAATACCGTCGAATATACCTTCTTCGGCCAATATTCCCCAGAGAAGTTCCTTGTTTTCTTGGGATATGAGAGATGACATATTTGGATGTTATTATTAAATTATATATATCGCGACAGGTTTATATAATTTACGGTAAAGCATGGCCGTCAGGCCGTGCGGAAGGCTGGTAGGCGGGCCAACGCCCGGGCCAGAGCCACTAAAAATCCACATTGGGTGTCGGGACCTTTTCATCCACATTGAAGAACTTCCGCCTGAACCGTTGCATATATTTATCCGTGAGCTTCTTCTTTTTATCCAAGAAATCATGAACAGTCATTTTTCCAAGAAGCATATGAATAATCATAAATATCGCAAATACACCGCACTCCGAATCGTTCTTCTGATGATGAACGTCGTTGATGTACTCCTTAAATTGGATCCCATTCGCTTCGCCTTGTTCGCGTACTCTCTTCATAAATGTACGAATTCGACGTTGTGGACGGTCACCTGTGCTATCAAAGAAAAAAATGACCCGTGCTCTGACATCGATAAACATTGACACCCAATGTTCACCTGGTTTATCATGCGGATCTGTATTAAATACAATCCCTATTTTCGGTTGACCATTTTTCACATGTTTCATAATATCGAAATTACAGAGTTCATCCCATACACACTCTCCGTCGTCTAAGACTTGATCAAAATCCACGGGGGATGGCCCGATAAATAAAAAGGAAGGGACCGCGTGTTCATACTGTTTGAGAGAATTGGCGATATCAACACTGGACAACCACTCGCGAATATCCTTCTTCCATTCTTTCGGTGCTTGAGGTGCAAATGTATAATGAAGCATCTCTTTATCCATGCCGGATGAAGCGAAACTCTGGCGTAACCAACACGCCTCCTGATGACATACACGGTTCATATTATTTTTAAGAGCCGTCCATATCGCGCGTGGATCGGTCTCTTGGATTTTCTGATCCGGGTGGCGTTTATTCCAAAGTGTTCTCAGCTTTTCGAGAGATTTTGATGAATAACATGAGAAATCCTTAGTCTCGTTGATATCGGGATCCGTCTCGTCTTTCGGTGCGCAACTTACCTTCTTGAATTTATCTTTACGTTCTTCCTCAATGTTATTTTCGCTTGCCATTTGTTCTTGATCTTGTTTCATAAACAATGAAATACTAAACTTATACTACTATGTCATAAAAAATTGAACCGTTTATATTTTATTTATTTGTATTTATAGTCGTTCACTATTCTTGTACGAAATGGTTGTTGTTACTCGTTCTCGTTCTCACGCTCACTCTCGTAATAGTGCTGGTGGCAGTGCCAGTGGCGTAAAAATACTCACACCTTCATTTCGTACTGCTAGTGCGAGATCATACAAAATATATACTGGCGGAAGGTTCAAATCACGCTCCGCCCCTCATTACGAAGAATCAGTAATGGCAGAGACAGAGACAGAGGCATTACAGGCAGAGACTGATAATGTATATACAGATTCAATTGCAGTAGAAGACACCGAATACACAGAAACCGCTTCGGCAGCAGAGATACTTACCGACCTGAAAACCATGAACACGCACGCATGCATGAATCCAATGCACCCAATCATGCGTTATATGTATCGCATTCAAGTTTTCAACAGCAGCTGTACTCATCATTACAAGACTGCGTTCATCGGGTACAATAACAAAAACCGGTTGTATTATGTACATACCATCATTTCAAATTGTTACCGTGAGTCATCAGGAGATGCCGACGCCGATACCGCTGCTGCCGTCACCGCCGGTTTACCGCTTCCAGTCAATACGCTCCAGTTGAAGTATTCCTCGTACATAAACGACTCCATCGAAAACTTCGTTATGACCATGCTGGTCCCTTCAAGAGAATACGACTACCACATTCGAGATGATATCATCGGCGTTGCGACCACCGAGACCGAATTTTGCGATGCCATTTTTGGCCCGGATTCATCCTATTACGACGTCGAAGGATTGTTGCATGATGAATCTTCGAATGAAACAACCAACGGGTTCAAGGCGTTTTCGCTCATTCCTTCGAGAAGCTACTGGTTTGATCCTCTTGTTTTCGAGACACACTCGTCAGCGTATTCTAGTTATACAATTCATTCGGTTCTCAACATATTATCTCAATCGCAATGAGCCGGCGCGGATGCGGATGCGGATGCGGATGCCCGTTTCATGATCTCGTGTTGATAATCACGAACTTTCGGTAATCGCGCATTTATCTCTTCATCGGTATTTCCAGGTATTGGTTTCATCACAATAAAATCATCGATTGTTTTTTTTCGGATACACATTTTATTTGCGAAAGACATGATTCGACCCGTTAGTGTGCTTCCTGGTGCAGGCGCGGTGGGCTCGGGTTCGGCCTCGGCCGTTGTTTCATTCGGCTCTTCCGTTTGCAATATCAACGGCGTTTCTTGTATTTTTTTTTGTAGGTCTTGTCGAGCATGTTGTACATCTTCTTTCACTTCGCTACGTTGATCATCTCCCACCATTTCAGTAATGTCGCACCATTTTAAATATTCAATACACGATTTCACGTACTCTTCATGCGCCCGATTAATATCATCATTCTCACATCGCTCATCAAATAAGTCACGCGTCATCGCCATTATTCGTTCTTTGTAATACATTTTCTCTTTACAAAATTGTTCGATGAGTGCATCGCTTGCATTCGCTACTGTTTTCTTGTATTTATCATAACGATTCCGGTTCGCCATCACAGATAACGTGAGTTCATTTAATTCATTCCAGTCTCGGTCGACTCTGTTGATGTTGTCATGCATTTTTTTACTGTCTTCATCCATTTCTCCGCACTATAATATGTTATAATAGAACAATAATTCGGCATGAATTGTTATATTAAAATATTGCGAAATCTTTTTATACCGACTATGCGCGACTTCGCATCGTTAAATGTTCTCTTGCGTTGGATGCGGCAGTTGCACGAGGTATAGAGGTTGGGAATTTGCTCTGATTCTCATTATTTTCCATGGTTGCCCTAGACCCCCCAGTAAATCCTTCCTCAATATGGGCAAAGTGCACTTTCTGCTGCTTCTCCTTTTCCTTCTTTTTTACTTGCTCTTCTGGAATATAGTTCGTCGCTGGCTCAATTGTAGGCCCCCCTTCACCCGTACAGAATCCATCATACGTACAATTCAACGTACGAAGTTGAAATCGTGTAGAGTTTTCAAATGTGAGTTTGCCTAAATTGTTGGGGTTTGGATTCATTGGTGAAAAATTCGTTGCTCCATTATCAAACAAATACGGATTCGGTTGTTCGACCTCGCGCGCATCGATTGTTACCTGGTAAAGATCGCTTGTTGAGTTTGGAACATATACAGCGCGATCGTTACGTTGAAGCGCGAAGAATTGATTTCTTAGGGATGATTCTACATTCACGCGTTCTGCCCATCCACGCCATGGCGCCTTTGCATTGCCAGGATTGAATACTGTCTCCGTGGTGAAATGCTGATAAGGCGGGATTTGAACAGTGGGAACCGGTCGTGTCTCTAAAATCGGCATCATTGCATATTTGGATGAAAGAGGTCGCACATTAAATGCGGGTCGAAGCGCTGCTGATGGTATATTTCGGTCAGATATACGTTCATTGATTTCACCAAGTCGATCATGATGATTCGAGTATGCCCCATTTACAACACCGTACATTTCTATTGTTTATTATCGCGATATGTTTACTTACTTTATAATATGAAAATATAATATGAAAATATATTGTGTAGTACGAGTAAAAAAAATTGAAATATTTTTACTCGTATGGTTGGTATGCAGTGTTTAATACGTCGTACAATGTTGTTCTCTGGATTTGCTTCGAAGCTGAATAAATATCCCATCAATGGGACCACCAAGTTTGTTCGGCCAACTCGGTCTTTCGACCACAAAGGAAACAAAAAGGTAAGTTGGATCTGTGGCGGTGTTCCATCAATCGTCGTGAAAAATCAGCCGGAATGCGTCACAATCAAACCTTTCGACTCTGATGTTGAATTCGACATCCCCCGTGCGATGTTCAATGATACGTTTGTTCCATGTGCACGTGACGAAATGAGCGTTTACAGCGATGTTTACCCTGGTGGAAAAGTCCCGTTCTCTGAATTCAATGTCCCCAAAATCAATCTCAAGAACCTACTGGACACATTCAAATCAAACACGTCACTCTGCACAATCATTGAAAAATGCAAACAAGATGCATACGTCTCAAAAGGAAATACCAAATGCATCAAAATCGGCGCTCTTCATCAACTCGAAGCAGCAGCCGCTACCGCTACCGCTTCTTCTGTCGAGGAGGGTGCGGCGGGTGGTGCTTCTGGCACTGCTGGATCTTCACTCACGCGAACCGGTGACCCCTACTTCAATCGTCGTTCTCGCCACAGCCCTCCCGTGCCGAAATCAATGACTCGTGCAGAGTATGAAGCTTGTCCATCATTCCCAAGACCGATTGGGGTAAGGGAAGCCGACTTTGCATGGCCAACTGAACAAAATGAGATCTTGATTTCATTGATCAAACAAATCTTCGCTTGTGAAGGCGCGCCTGAACTGCCAGTGGAAATTCAACAACAGTTGGGGATCGAAGTCGGGTCAATTGTCACCAACAGCCACAAGTGCTTATGGTGTGGCGAAACAGTAAGTGTACAAGAACTCAACCAGTCCTACTGTGCAGAGGAACACAGTGTCAACTTTTGCCATCGCGACCCAGAAACTGGAACCAAAGCGGGTAATGTATACATCGGTCACTGCTCTTGTAACAGAGAGCAGGGCGGCCACTCTGAAGAAGAACGAATCGAGCAAATTATCCGCCTTCTTCGCGCAAACCCCGCTCATCAAAAAAAATATGCTACGGCATTCCAAACAGTATTTACAGGTTCAGGTTCAGGTTCGTCGTCATCGCCTTCCACCACCACTTCGGATTCATCTGCTGCGTCATCAGTGACCATACCAACGATATCATTTGACGACATATTGAATTCGTATTAATACAGGATTTCGGTTCCGGTTTATAAACGCAATGCGTTCAATGCGGTCAGTGCTTCGACCATTTTTTTTGTCATCTCAACGTCGATCTGGGTGTTCATCAGAATATCACCAATATCACTATCACTTAACGACGCCATAATACTTCCGGTGAGGTATGCGTTGTGTTGTACAATAAAGTCTTTCTTGGTAATATTCGCGAATAATATATACAATGCGTTCATATTTTTCGGTCGAATCACCGAAACACCATTTGTGGATATATAATTATCCGAGTCGTCCAAAATCACGCAGTAGGACACAGTTCCTTCCAATTTGCTTACTAAGATGTCGTACTTTTGAAGCGAATACTTTGCGCGTGATGGTAACTCCCACCCATATAACTCTTTACTACCATACAACGGTGTTGAAATCTCGCCAATGTCGATATACTTGTACTTCTTGCGACTATCGATCTTAGTCGTTTTCACTATGAGTTTTGCAAGGTCGTTTATTGTGGCGCATGCGGGCGTTGATTTTAATTCCGAGATGAGCGACCGGTATTTTCGACTATACCGCTTCACGTCAAGAATAAGGTTATGCAATGATGATGATACTACGGTGTCATATACGAGCGTGTCTGCGTCTGCGTCATCTGCGCGATGTACTATATTCGGAATATGTTCATCATACGCAAAATGTGCAAGTTGGTCCGCGCATTCAACTAGATCATTCTCGACAACCGGTCGTCCGTTTTGCATTTGTAGTTCGCCCGTCTCGCGGACGATTTTGTACTTGATTGGTGTATTCGCTTTTGATAATTCGTAGCCGATGTTATCAATCGCTGAGATGAAGATTGGATACGGGGTCGACGGCGCGGGCGCGGGCGCGGGTGCCTTCTTCTGAATCACCAATATATACGTATTTACACCTGTCCCACTACGTTTGAATGACTGCTTCGGCAACTCAATCGAAGCAATCACACGATGACGCAGCAACAATCCACGGAGGTCCATACACGGTTTCGTCGAGTTTCCAACATATCCCGCAGGAACAATCGCGAAAAGAATGCCGTCTGGTTTTAATAACTTGAGGCCTAATTCTAAAAATAGAATACCGATTTCCTGTTTTTTTCTACCAACCCCTAACTCGTAATGCTGTAGGATGGCATCATCTGTGATGACTGTACTTGAACCAAATGGGGGATTCATGGTTACATAATCAAATGCTGCGGCGGCGGCGGCACCATTGTCATTGTCAATGATCAACGAATTCCCGCACTTGATTTGGTAGTTTTTTTTCATATTGAGCTCATAGTTGAACCGACAAAGCTCTAATGCGTGTTCGTCGACATCCCAAATATGGATATTTCCGTTGTAATGAACCAATAAATCACCAGTTCCTCCTGCCGGGTCTACCGCCGCCTTTCCGGGGATCATCATTCCAGTTATGAATTCAGAAATGGTCAATGGAGTATAAAACTGGTCCAGCTTGTACCGCGTAAGCTTGCTTCCAAATAACATGAATATTTCTTGAGATATCTCCTTGTTCGTAAAATCAATCGCGTTTATTGCGTCCATGATGTCGCTGAATCGCGCGTCGATGACGACTGTCGCTGCTTCCACAGCGAGGCTCTTCCGCTTTTCAAATAATGATGTCAATACGCCAATCCGGTCTTCTTGCTTGATACCTTTATTGTGAAGTAGTTGGTTGATATGGTTGATGTGCTTGCTGTTAGGATTATCCGTCATTGAAGTACGTGCGTGTGCGTGCGTGTGTGCTATGCGTGTCTCCGGTTACAAATGCTTAATATAATATCCGGCTATTTATATCAATTTTATTACGAAAATAGTAATGAAATACACGCACAATACGGGCTTAAAGGGTTTAAACGGTACACCTTGAATAAATATACGTCACATACACACACACCACATACCATGTGCGGTATATTTTATTTTCAAACGGTCGGACACTTGTCACTTGCTCAACTGAAAACATTGCAAGAGAATTCGTTATTGTCTTGTCATCGTGGACCAGATAAAACGATATTCGTGAAAGATGATACGCGTGCGTGGGGGTTTCATCGTCTTTCCATTAATGGGATGGACCCTACTGCGGATCAACCGTTTCACCTTAAAAACTGTCGATTGATTTGCAATGGTGAAATCTATAACTTTCGTCAGCTCATTACGGAGTTCGGGTTAGAAGGAGAGTATAAGAGCGGATCTGATTGCGAGATCATTATTCATTTGTACCGCAAAATCGGTATGTATGATACACTTCGGCGCCTTGATGGTGTGTTCGGTTTTGTATTGCATGATTACGAAAGTGGTGTAACATATGTTGCGCGAGATCCTGTGGGAGTACGCGCGCTTTATATTGGCGTCACCCGCCATGATGGCATATTCGGCGGCGAACACTCGGATTTAACATGTGTTTCGATGAACCCTGATCATTATGCAATGTGCGTAGCAAGTGAAATGAAATCGATCCACGCAATTTGTGAGACGGTTGTCCAATTTCCGGCTGGATGTTATATGGAGTATATTGGCGAGGATAGTGTGGACGGAACTGCCGTTTTCCGTTCGTATTATGAATATGCGATGATAAAGGGTAAATCAGGTATCGTACATAAAACGAATAATGTTTCACTATTGGAATCTCAACTCAAGGAAATTCAGGTCGATTATTCTTACCCAGTGATAGCGATGGACACTAGTAGTAGTTATGATGCGTCTCATGACGACGCCGCACTTGAAGAGGAGATATGTAAGAATATCCGCGAGTTATTCACGAAGGCCGTAGTGAAACGCTTGATGAGTGAACGACCGGTTGGATGCCTGCTATCCGGTGGTCTAGACAGTTCACTTGTCACAGCGATTGTTGCGAGAGAATTGAAGCATCGTGCACCTGATACCGTTTTGAATACATACAGTATTGGCCTTGAAGGATCCGTTGATTTAATGTGGGCTCGTCGTGTGGCTGAGCATTTAGGTACGTGTCATCATGAAGTTTCACTCACAGAACAGGATTTCTTAGATGCAATCTATGAAACAATTTATCAGACCGAGAGTTATTGCACTACGACGATTCGCGCATCCGTTGGAAATTACCTCGTGAGTAAATACATTCAACAACAAACGGACGATGTCGTGATTTACTGCGGAGATATGTCGGATGAGATCTTTGGGTCATATCGCGGATTCCAGAAAGCACCTAGTGACGCGGACTTTCACCGTGAAAATGAGCGGATGATTCGTGATGTGCGATTCTTTGATTTACTTCGTTCAGATAAAAGCATTAGTGGCGCGGGATTAGAGGCGCGTGTACCGTTTGCTGACAAAGAGTTCCTTTCATATGTAATGCGTATCCCGCCGCGGTTCAAGCGTTTTACGGATGATAAAATGGAGAAGTACCTTCTGCGTAAAGCGTTTCAAAATGAAGGGTTGTTGCCTGAAAATGTGCTGTGGCGTAGAAAAGAGGCGTTTAGTGATGGGGTAAGCTCTGCTGATGGCGGACGTACATGGGTTCAGATGATCAAAGAATATGCAGACCGGATGGTAACTGATTCCGAATACAATAACAAGAATAACTATATGTATTCGGTTCACAATCCGCCCTATGACAAAGAAAGCTTTTATTATCGTCGGGTATTTGAGACCATTTACGAAGGACGCGGAGAAACTATCCCGTATTACTGGCGACATCCATTCTGCGAGGGAGTACTCGATCCATCGGCGCGATTGCTTGATTTTTATGTATCGTCGGATACGCTGTCATAGATTTTAATATGACAATAATATAGACGAATACTGATTTATTTGAATTCTTTGAATATGAACACAATCATAAATACGATAGAGGACGCAGTAGTTTCATTCATATACACAATTCGTGAGATATTAACACCCGTTTTTAATAAATACGCGTCTTATTTGAAATACGCTGATTATATCATCTATGGAACCTATGGAATCTTATTACTTGGATTTTATACTGCCATACCTGAGTATATTCCTAGGTTACGAAATGTGTTACTTTATTCCGCTGTAGTTATATTGTTACTACGATTCAATACTATATCATGGAATAATCCCAAATTCGCGATACTTGGCGGAAGTAAATTTAGTGAAATTGACCGACGTCTCATTATGTACATGTGTGTATTCATTATGATTACTCATATTGTATCTGAAACAGTGATTCAATATACTCAGAAACAAATAGGAGAGAGAATAATACAGCCAGTAAGTTCAGTGAGTAGAGATGTCATCCATCCAGTTTATAATTATATTGTTGACGGAGTCCGTGGTGGGAAGTAATGCATGCATTCATTCATGCATTCATTCATGCATTGATAAAAAATTGAAATGTTTTTATCAACGAATAAAGTAAGCATCGAACAACGACGATATAGTTAGAATGTCAGGAAACGGAAACGGAGGTTTACTCTCACGGGCAAGTGACGAAATACAAAAGGATCTGGATACAATGATGGCGGTTCTCGAAGACAATCAAGACAAAATTCCCGAAGGTGAGTATTTACGTGGAATGAATGCACTCGGATCATTACACAAACAAAAACGGACTGTGTTGGCCGACCGGCGTCCAGGCGATATGTTGCGCTGTTGGATGACGCTCGACGAAATTGAAGAAACGGACGAAGATCTCTATGACGAAATTATGGATGTTGCGGATGATATCGTGATTGAACTGTGCGGAGATCATGCAAGTATTTACATGCACGATGAACACAACCTGGTTGACCGCGGCGAAGAACGCGAGATCTTTCAGCTGCTCGTCAATTACAAACCAGAACAAGGAAACGCCGGTTACGAAACAAGTCCAATGGTACTTCACCATGCGATACAAGTCATTATGACACGACTGTTTGATGACACGTTTCATGAGTTGGAGATTGTTCGACCGGTTAGTTGCCAGTGTGGATGGCGTGGCGCTCAAGGCAACTGGGACCGACATATCTCAAACGTGCGTCATCAGAGATGGGTCAACAATGAGCGTCGGGATAAATTCGAAGGCGCTTTGGCGAAAGCGCGAGAGATTATTATTGCACGACGTGAACAGGGTCTCGTCTACATCAATGAATTACACGCGACTCCTGCATCAAAGATTGCAACTGAAGAGGCGGTGGCTGCAGCAGAAGCAGCTGGAGAACGAGTTGTATTTATGACTGCAGATGGCCACCTGTCCTGGTTCGCGTAAATTATCGTTTTCGCATTGTCTTATTATGTAGGTTCTTTACTGCGGTGTGCTTATCAACATAAAAAATATGTCCATTGGGGTTTGTGCTAGAGCTTCGTGTGCTCCCATTTTTTTTAGATGTTTTTGTTTTGCGTCTCTTTTGCGATGGTCCTCGTAATGGACGTATCGGTTGTGGAGGTCCATCTCGGAAAAACTGCTGAAGATGATATAATATGTATTTACTGATGATTTCGTCGATTTCTCGTGGATTGAGTTTTCGCTGATTTTCCTTTGCGTCATATTCGGATAAATTCGCATACTTCACAAAGAGATTATGAATCTCAATCGATAGAATCTGTTTTTTTGCATTCGACGCCATACCTGGTGTAATCGACGGAACGTTGAATTTATCAAATACATCACGATACAATGCGCTATTCAAAAAACGAACAACGAACATTTCGAATGGTATATAAGAATGATATGCCTGTAATTTGATATAATATACACGTTCATCTACCATTTTAGGATGTTCAACATCATCCAAAAAGCATATCTCGAGATCGGATGGAAGACGGCCGCAACGAATAAACTCATTCACTGTTTTATGGGTTGTAGTTCGCTGTGGATATGTGGATGACGATGTGCTCTCTTGATTTGGCTTGAACCCACCGATTGTATGATCAAAAAGTGGCGGCACAATTGCTAGACCACTCTTTGTATCAGAAGAAGATGATCCTCCACCAGTAAACGTACGCAGCTTATTTTCGAAATACTGGCGAATATGTCCGACCCATTTATCCGGACCCGCATTATTCGTATATATCATGACTTTACTACAAACTCCCGCATTCTTCTTTTTACGAATATAATCTAATATACGAACCATATTCGGTCGTATGATTTCCGGGTATAAATCAACTAAATCGTTGAAATAACGATACATGATACCAGGTTTGTTGAAATATTCTTCTAGTACATGCCCAAATATAGAAAATTGTATGAAATTGCCGAGTGTTTCATCTACATCAAACACTACGACCTTTGGTTTCATTTCTATTTCTATAATTATATTATAATAATATAATATCGATGAAACGTCTACCAAATTATACAGATAATGATATTGATGAAGATATGAAGTTAACCCGTGCAGATTATATAAAAATTCTTCATCATTATCAAGGTAATCGTGCTACGCGAAAAAATCAAAAATCAGTGAAAGAACGTGCTCATCGAATCCTCGCTCAAAAGTTATGCCGTTGTATTAAATCAGTGGATGATGGCGGAGTTAAAGGAAAGAAGACGGATGAGGGACGTCGTATTGCATATTGTACAAAATCTATCTTCAATAGAAAGGGATTACGTCAGCACGGATTTCGATGTAAAACGAAGAATGGTAAAATGACACGTGATGTTACTAAGACTGTGAAACGATTGAACATAACTTAACTATGAATTATGTAATTACACCCTCGTCATCATCATCCTCTACATATTCTACCGCCCGTAGAATCATAAGCTCTTCTTGACTTAACCGCTGAAATACCACATTAAGCTCAAATCGAATATTAAATACAAATTTCTTGATATTTCGGATTGTAACAACGTGCACCTTTTCTTCTGTGTTTTCGCGTACACGGAATAATGTCCCTCCAAGTGTTACATAGGGTCGTGTTTCGAGTGAACGAAGCGGTATCCACCGAATCAATTGGTTATGTTTAAGATCATACGGATTTTCAATCACACGGTACATATGCAACTTGCGTTCGAATTCCTCCATTTTCTCCGGTGTCAAATTCAATGAGGAGAGAATCTCATGTCTTCGCGCGGTTATTTTCTTCAATGTCATATTTGCAATTGTGTTATTCTCTGCTTTATTCATCGCAGATAATATCGCGTTAATATCCAGCGGAAATGTAGGCTCATCTAGCACAGATTGCAGTAAGTCATCATCAGAGTTTACCGCGTAATCTGTGTCCTTCACGCTTGGATGCCTTCGTTGTTCTTCGGTCACTGGCGATTCATCTGATCCGCTGCCGCTGCCGCTGCCGCTGCCGCTACTTTCTATAATATCGTCGCCGTCGTCGTCAGTCCAATCATCGCTTACGTCATTATCGTTTGTCGTATCGTTGTTGTCGTCGTCGCCGTAGTGATGTAATAATGCATCAATATTCAGTTCCTCATGATCAGATGAATTATGAGTTGTACCCCGCTTAACAGACCGCGAACGTGACCGTGACCGTGACTGCGACCGTGATCTGCGACCACCACCCCCCACCGATGGCCTCATATATTCCAAATCAACAACTACTGTCTTCTTCATTAACAATACGCAATAAATAAATAAAATGAATTCTGTTTATTATAGATACGACTCTGTTTCATTGGCACTGACCGTTCGGGTTTTACACACGTCCGGCTACATCCTTACTGAAAAGTAGAGCATATATAGCATTATTTTATAGATTTTTGAAAAGTCAGTGTGGCGAGAGAATGGCACTGATCGGGCGCAAAATGGCGCAAATGGCGTATTCGGAAAATCACCTCATCATGGTCCAGCTGGTTTTCGATGAGTAACTGATCCAAATCGAAAAATATGCTCTCGTCAGGCTAAATGCGCAAAAACGCGTTTTAAAAGTAAAACGGGCAAACCCGGATTTGGACATTTTTGGAAAAATACCATTTTACCCCAAATCAATTTAGCGGGATATATAGCATTTTTGTTTTTGGTGATGTGACTGATTATCGTGCAAATGTTGCCATTATCTCCAAAGTGTCAAAATGCAACATGGATACAAAACTGGGGTAAAGGACGACAAAAGACGACACCCCCTGTGACGATGATGTTCACTTTTTCAAGTGAGAATGGCAACATTTAGACCAATCGATGGTGCGAATGTTGCCGAACCCTTGGGGTAAAATGAAATACCGATCACAAATACGTAAAATATAATAGAGATAAAATATACACTGTATATAGAGTGAATATAGCCGTACGTTCTACCAAAATATACATAGTTTTTGGGGTAAAATAAGACAACCTTGGGGTAAAGGACGACAAACTTTAAGCGAGTGAAAATGCCGAGAAAGTATACCGATTATTCTAACACATATGTTTATCTGCTAACTTGTAAAAACCCGAAGATTTCAGACGCATATATTTCGCAAACAACCAATCTAACACAGAGGAAGTACAAGCATAAGCGCGAGACTTTGGATCTTTCTATTCAGACAAAGTTGTATGATTCCATTCGAAAGAATGGTGGTTGGACAAATTGGAACTGTGAAATTCTAGAAGAATGTGCTTGTACCAATGAAATTCAGGCGAAGGAACGGGCACATTTCTATATTTTAAAAATAAAACCAAATTTGAACGATGAAAAAATGGCTGAAAAGACAATTGACGAATATTCTGATCTTCCGAATGTTCCTGATTTTAAACCAAATATTTTCGGCGGTGAAATGGCCGTAACGGCCGCAACCCCTGTTTTTGAAGCGGATATTTTTGGCGGCGCGGCGAATGAAACATGTTCTGCGGCTCCGCCATCTACGAAGGATGGGAAATATGTATGTCTTTGTAAAAAATCGTACTCACACCGATCTAGTTATTATAAACACACGTCAACCTGTCTTCAGTTTCAACACAATCAATCTGTGAATAAGTCAAATCATCAGCATTCAAGCGAATCAGTCGTATCTGTATCCATTATTTCAACTACTACGACGACAACAACTACAAGAACTACAACTACATCATCTGCGACTCAAATCGGAAATGATCAAACTGCAAACCGAGAGAATGACGATGATGTAAATAGCGACGATGACAATCGAATTGTTCGTTATCGTTTCAAGTCTAAAAAAAAGTCGGAAGAAATGAATGGCGGAAGTTCCGGCATTTTTCATTATTCGACTTGTCCAGAAGTTTCAAGAAACCCGATTCGAGAGATTGGTGTGCATGTTTCGGAAAAACACAACGATATTAGTGATACCGAGGATAACGTATCAATTGCCGATGATGCAACATCTGTCACCTCATCTATATCTTCGTCATCTACATCTTTAGACGACATAGATATTGCATCGGCGGTCACAGGTGTATCTGATGCGGCATCATCTGCCGTGTCTGAACTTCTCACAGAGCAAAACGAGAAACTCAAGGATTATATTCGGAAAATGATTTCGGCGCTTACCATTGGCAAGAAACGAAACAAGAAGTCGCTCGTTAATTCTCTCGTGTTTGAGTTACTAGACCAGAATAAAACTCTTCAAAAACAGATCATCGAATTAAGCAAGGAACGGAATATTATTGTAAATAATACGAATAACAATCAGTTTAATTTGAACTTTTTCTTGAATGAACAGTGTAAAGATGCGGTCAATCTCTCGGACTTTGTGAATTCTCTTGAAATCACGATGGACGATCTAACGTATACACGAAACCAAGGACTCGTTGAAGGGATAAGTAAAGTTATGATTGACGGTTTGAAACAAATAGATCTGTATAAACGCCCGATACACTGTACAGACCAGAAGCGGGATACGATTTATGTCCGGGATAATCATCAGTGGGCGAGAGATGAAGGGAATGCACGGATGCGACAGGCGTTCGTGGATATCGCGAATAAAGAGTACTTTGCGATTAAAAAGTGGATGGATTTACACCCTGGTTGGGAGAAGAATAGCCAGTTGCAGGATTTCCATCATAAGATGGTAAAAAATGTCCTTCACGAAATCAAGGACGACCCGATTGGTGAACGTAAGATTATGAAAAGTGTTGAACGAGAGATTTTCATTGAGAAGTGAAATTAAAACTTTGACCCGATGACTTCATTTGCAGCAATAGGTTCAAATGACATCATACCACCGGGCATTCCTGCGCCGACATTTTGCGCGTACGTGCTGTTAAAGTGCTGTGTTTGCTGAGACGCCTGAGATAGACCATAATCAGCGGTGCCGGTATTACGGTTTGTCGTGAGGACAGGGTTAGGTGGCGCCATTCCACCGCCGATCATTCCACCGGGAACACCACCCGCGTAAGGTTGCGACAATGGTTGTGTAATGCGAACTGCTCCGCCACCCTGTGCGCCACCTGCATTACCTGCTGCGCCGCCAGCAGTACCATTATAACTCGTCTCTCCACCCAACAGTTCGATCGTGCGCTCTACGAGAATCTGGACCTTCTCGCCCAACTTTGTCTTAATACTCAACAGAATCATCAATATTCCTAAAATCGTAGTTGTGAAGTTGAACTCACTGTATCTGTATCCAGAGTATGTTGGAACATACGTAATCAACCTGTGAATAAAGTAGATAAAGACGAACATAAAGAGAATCTGACCGATGATTTCCACTAAAATCATTAGGGTCGCCTTGTGATCATCGGGCTCAGGGACGTATGTTCGAACAAGGTATAACATGAGTAAAATTGGAACAAACCCAATGATCGTGTATTGGACTATATTTAATAAGATGCCTTGTTGCTGTTCGTCTAAACGGAAGACATGATCGACGAATGAACTACCACGTTTCGACCCTTCTTTAACGGTTTCTTCAAATGCCTCCATTGTTGAGTATATATAAAGGGAATAATATTATTTATAGTTTCAAATAATATTATTAATGGAATTAAATAGATATGTATGTATAAAGTATAAAAGTTTTATATCAAATGATTCGTAATTTTGCACGTATTAATAGTATACCGCACTATCCGGTGCATTATACGGATAATGTATCTTCACCCCCAGAGTCGAAGCTCAGGCGAGCTAGAGACATTCCGTTAGAGATCCCAAATGTGATTCCACAAATCATTTCACCAGATAATATTTATGGTGCCGTTCCAATGCCAAAAGCAAGTTCATTTATCAATCCTCATGATGAATATCAATACCTAAATCTCATTCATGAGATTATTCAACAAAACCAAAAACATACAAGTCGTAATGGAGACACCCTTTCAGCATTCGGCGCTGCAATGGTCTTTTCATTAGAACAAGGAACCATTCCAATTTTTACTACGAAACAAATGGCATGGAAAACATGTCTCAAAGAACTCCTATGGTTTATTCAAGGAAAAACAGATAATCGTTTACTTCAAAGTGCCGGTGTTCATATATGGGATGATAATGCATCACGTGACTTCCTTGACTCACGTGGTCTAACGCAACACGCGGAAGGCGATCTTGGACCGATATACGGTCATCAATGGCGACATTTTAACGCAAATTATGAAACGCATGAAACCGACTATACTGGAAAAGGAATAGACCAATTAGAATACATTATCAAGTCGTTAAAGGACCCTGTCGAGAGATTTTCACGACGCTTGGTCATGTCAGCATGGAATCCTTGTCAACTTGACAAGATGGCACTTCCTCCTTGTCATGTACTATGCCAGTTTAACGTTGATAAGAAAAATCGTCTTTCATGCGCATTGTACCAGCGAAGCGGCGATATAGGTTTAGGCGTACCCTTCAATATTGCATCTTATAGCTTTTTGACGCATATTCTTGCCAAACATTGTGGATTAATTCCACATGAATTTATCTATTATTTAGGAAATGCGCATATATACGATGATCACGTTGAATCATTGAAATCACAATTATTACGTCGTCCATTTTCATTTCCTAGGGTTGAAATATCTGTTTTAAGAGAAAATATCAATGATTATACGTTTAATGATTTTAAGGTTTTGGATTATCAAAGTCACGATCCGATACCTATGAAAATGCGAAAATAATATAGAATTAATGTGTTATTACATTCTATAATCTTTACGGACGTAGGCGAATAACAAACGAACGAACGATAATATGAGTGGTAGCGCAGCATTGTCAGCAGCACGAAAACGTCGAGCATCATCTGGACCTTTAGCTACGAATAGTATACCCGCAGCATCTGCTTACTACAGTAAGGGGCAAACAATAGTCGCACCAATCTTCCAACCTGAAAATATACAACAACCGTTTCCTATACAAAATGGAATCCCACCGCAACCGATGAACATTTATGAAAACATAGAACTCATCAAACAACAACTAGTAGAAAGAACAAAATTAATACAAACGCAAGGATCGTCGATACAACCGGATAAATTACGTCTTCTTCAAAAACAAAACGAGATTCAAACCCAAATATTAAAACAGAAAATGGCGATTGCAAAACAGATGGAAATGAATGAAAAAGAACGACCAGACATGTATGAACGAAGAGGACCTGTGACATTTCAGTCACCTACTGAACCCGAATTTCTTTACGAAAAAGGGGTTCCTCGAAAGAATCCGAATTATAAAACAGTTATAGAATCACACCCGAGTACACGTAATGCATCAGTGACATCGAGTTTAAAACAACAATTGACACCGTTTGTAAGTATGTTACTCGATACAGGAGTTGTTCCTCCACCGATTGTGGTATTGAAATCACATGATGCGAAACTTGAAGAACATAACCAGATTTTACACAATATCCTTAATAGGTTAGACAATATACATTCTGATAAGAATGCAGAGAGTAAAGAAACTACTGCTGTATCTCATAATGTCAAACGTGATGAAAAACAGAATGAGACTGTGGATGATGCTGCAAATGACGCCAGTGATGCTGATGACGCGGACGAAGAACTGTTAATGGATGTTGTTATGAATGATTTAACAAATAGTCGCGAGTTTGTAGAAGGCATTGTGAACAAGATTGTCAATGAAACGAATCTCTCGGAAGTTATAATGAAGATTGAGCCTATCGTCAAAGAGAATCAAGAATTGCGTTCTCTTCTACATTCACAGCAACAAATGATGAATGAAATGAATACTATGCTTTTACGTTTATTGAACCAAGATAATAAACTAAAACAAGAGGAACATTCTGAACACTCTACATATCAGGATAGCGGATTAGATGGCGATGGGTTATACCAACCCGAGATGACGGAGATTGTACCATTGCATTATCCCGATGTCACTGAACCAACTGTCGATACTGATATTACAAATGATGCCGTTAGTTCGGATGTGAATGGTGGGGATACGGAATCAGGAAAAGAAGCCTGCGAACCAGATGCAGCTGCCGAAACTGAAGAAGCCGCTGCCGCCGAAGAAGAAGTCGACGAACATGACAAATTAGTTACAATAGATCCAACCGATCAAGATCTAGATTACTCTATGCCCCATTTTCCCGATCCGATTTCATTGATTGTAACCGATATTCAACAGGATTCATAAAAGTAGTGCGTAATTAAAAAGAAGTATAAATATGAATATGTAGTAGTATTCATATTTACAATGCTGATTGTATCTATTTTAATTTTTTGTATTGTTTTATTTCTCTATCTTCATATTCATTTTCACTTGAAACGAAGCAATGATTTAGAAGTATATGAAATAGACCAACCATCGAAACAACGTTTAGAAGAAGTGTGCGATATACGGCAACCGGCCACATTCGAGTATTATAATGAGCAGTTAATTCACCAATTATCCTACCAAGCCATCCATAATAGTTACCGCGCATTTGACGTAAATATTCGCGACGTGACAAAGAATCCCTCTTCATTACAGTCGAATTCATCGGTAGATGACGCCAAAAACAAAGAAAAAGGATCATCCGACAATGAATTTGTAATGTACATTCCAGTAGCATTGAAGATTGCACACGAAGTACTGAAAAATGATACTGAAATGAAATACATAAGTGAAAATAATTCGGATTTTATAGATGAAACCGGATTGATTAAAACGTTTCAACTGAACGATGAATTTCTGAGGCCGTATATGGTTTCAAAATGTATGTATGATGTACTATTTGCATCATCAAATACCATAACACCTCTTCGATATGATATCAATTATCGAAACTATTTTTTAGTAACACAAGGAAGCGTGCGAATATTGCTTATTCCGCCCAAAGACACGCGATATTTGTACCCAAACAACGATTATGATATCTTCGAGTATCGATCGCCAGTGAACCCGTGGAAAGTTCAACCAGAATACCAAGATGATTTCGATAAAATTAAAACATTGGAGGTTGACTTGTACCAAGGAATGACAATGTTTATTCCGGCGTACTGGTGGTATAGTATAAAGTTCACCGGTTCAGAAACGAGTGTATGTTCATTCAAATACAGAACCTATATGAACACAATCGCGATCATGCCACAATTGGTAATGGGTACACTTCAGAACATGAATACGAAACGCGATACCCTTGAAAAACGTGCGATCGGGAAACAAGAGATTCAAAGAAAAACCGTCAAACAACCAGTCAATAATAGTACCGTGAGTTCAACCGCGGCACCCCCTGTAGAATACAACCCATCTATAGAAGATCAATATTTACCGAAATCATTACGCGGTAATAGTAATAATCCGTATAGTATTATGAACTCAATGACGGAAACAATACCAAAAAAAGGTGACAGTGCCGGAAGCGCGCCACTTCATGTGCCTACGCCAGATGTAGCACATATACCGACTACGGCGGCAAGTGCAGCATCGGTAGCTCTTGCATCCGCAACGACGAATATTGGTGATTCAACTGCACCACCTATGATTACCGCATCACAACCGACAGATTCGGTTACATTACTTGCATCTGTACCTGTTTCTGAGTATGTATCTCCTCAAAAGGAAGTTACACTGACGAATACATCAAACTTATAGATTATACTTGTTGCATTGAAGTTAATGATTCACATACTTCGTCTATAGATACGCCTTCATGAGAAAGCATCTTTGAAAATAGTTCGTGGAGTTTATTGTTAGATATAACGTCTAATATTAGTGACGATACATAGCCATCCTTTGTGAAAAAATAACCAGGATACTTATGATAATAATTGTAAAAATCACGATAGATATACAATGTTATAAAAATAATACCAAGAGACCATATATCGTGTTTTAGTTGCTGTTTTTTCCAGTTGTATTTACTTGAACGATTCGTATCATGAATATTTTTAAATTCAGGATGACAATATGGGATTGTTCCACCTGTTCCGTATCCAGCATTTTTTATACCAGATAATCCAAAATCAATTAGGTATACAGAGAAATTTTTACAGTTTTTCGAATGGTGCAAATTGAAGTCATTGCCTTCACATACAAGAATATTATCCGGTTTTATATCACCGTGTACTACATCCGCAGCATGAAGATCACGAAGTAATATCGCGCACTTAAGAAATAAATCGATAAAGAATGGATACTGAATATTTGAAAACTGATTATAAATGTAACTACCCATGTTGTCTTTTATCCAATTGTACAATTGTTCGGTATTTTTTACGTAACGCTGAATACTAAACGAAATTGAATTTTCCCGTAATGCGTTATAATAGTAACGCCCTTCGTCTGTTAATTCGTTCATTTTTGGGTGATTATCCGCGCCATCTAGGTATCTACATTCACATATTGGAGTATTGCAATCACATACGCGATTTTTTGCATCTCGTTTGACATTTGTATATACTATAAACGGTAATATAATATTATTTACAGAAGCTGAAGATGCTGACCATTCAGGCGATTTTGTTGATAATGCGTGAATCACATCATTTTCATTCATAAAACTATATGGTGAATCATCAATACGAATAATATAATCATTGTAACGAAAAACGCCCAACGTATGTTTTGTTTTTGACGTACGATATTTCTTTTTTTCTTCAAACAAATTCCAATACATGTCTAGTGCGATAATAATGTATAATATTCTTAGTTTTATTTTTATAATATCTGGCATTTCTGGTATACTTTGAAGTAATTCTTCAAATCTTGGTTCTAATACGATCCTTGTTAGATCAATATCGCGTCGTTTCATAGTAGTAATAAGTGTTTGTAACTCGTAATCATTTTTTAGTATTGTATCTTCAATATCTGTGTTAAAAAATGTGTGTATTTTCATAGGACTCGGTGGAGGTGGAGATGGTTGTGGCGATTCATTTGGTGAAGATATATTAGAATGTGTTGGTGGTTTATTGTCATTGTCATTGTCATTCTCATTCTCATTGTCATTCTCATCGTCATCATTGGTTATTATATCAGATCCCATAACTACTACTTGATATCGTTTTGCTCTTTTCGAAAGATGTTTATGTTTCAACTTTTCACGAATAATATTTTTTATATTGGAAAAGAATGATAACATATATAGATTGTATGGATATATACTTTTGTATCTATATATGTTACTTGCGTGTATATCTCATCTGCTGCCACCAAATGTATTCTCCTGGCAATAGGTGATGTATAAAAATCCGTCAGAGTCTTTATTATTGTCGTACACTTGTCCAATCATGGATGTAATCGGATATATCTTGTTGTTGATGAACATGAATAGTGCTTTCTCAGCGGGAAAGCGAACACGCCTACGGATAATCTGCTGCAATTGAAGTAACGTTAAATCTCTCGGCGTGATATATTTTGATTTGTCAATCGGATATGCGTCGCGATCATTCTTAGATGGTTGAATGATCAGAGGAACGCGGTCCGGATATTTCTCTAGAATGAATTGTGATTTTTTAACGCGTTCTAAATGGTCGTTTGATGCAAAAACTGCTCCGCTAGATGAAGAAACACTATTACTGTTTGTCGTACTAGTCATGCCGTCACTTAATGTAGCGTATAATGTTTGTGGTGAAGAATACGATGTTGTAATTTCGTTCATATAATAACTATTCTAATATTTCTATATTAGAATTGGCGAAAAGAAAACACTCTTAATGTGTAATATAAAGTAATTCAATACCGGATAAATTGAAATCTATTTACCGTGTTTTATATTGTTTAACAAACCGTCCAGATGAAGTCAGCATTGTCACATGATATTCGCAGGTATACAACTGTAGTGAAGAAGCTGTCAGAGCAGCAGCCTACTTCAACTTCACCGCTCACAATGATTTCGCCCGTACCTGCACCGGAACCCACCTCAATATCCGAAACACAACCCGTAGGAGATGATTCATTTCAAGATCATATGTCACCTGAACAGAAACTCGCATTCGAAAAATACAAATCGGGGCAAAATGTATTCATCACCGGTCCTGGTGGGACGGGTAAGTCGGCGCTCATCCGAGAGATTTATAAATATGCGAACCAGCGCGAACATAATATTCAAGTATGCGCGCTTACTGGGTGTGCTGCAGTGATGTTGGATTGTAAAGCGAAAACAATCCATTCATGGGCGGGGATTGGACTGGCAAATGGCGACATTGATCAAATTGTTCATCGCGTAGACAAGAACTTCTTCAAAAAGAAGGACTGGCGAAAAACCCGTACACTCATCGTGGATGAAGTGAGTATGATGTCGAAACGCCTGTTTGACATATTGGACATCGTCGGGAAAACGGTGCGAAACTGCCCTTCGCGTCCTTTTGGTGGAATCCAGCTCATCTTCTGTGGCGATTTCTACCAACTTCCGCCAGTCGGAATCAATACTGAAGACCCTGACAACTCGCGGTTTTGCTTTGAAAGCGAAAATTGGTTTCATACCTTTCCGAAAGAGAACCATATTCAATTGAAACAAATCTTTCGTCAGAACGATCCGGTGTATTGTCAAATTTTGAACCAGGTGCGCGAAGGACGTATCACGCGAAAGACGGATGAAATCCTCAGGTCACGCGTCGGCGTCGTATTACCAGACGTATCTGAAGATGGTACACCTCAGACCAAACCAACAATTCTTTACGCAACCCGGTCACGTGTCGATGAAATCAACCGACTTGAAATGGAGAAACTTGCGATTTTGGATCCTGACAGTCCTAACTACAAATATGAACTCAAATATATAACCGACCTCCCGTTATCTGATAAGGAGAGACAGCTGCGCGCATCTCAGTCGAAAGAACGAATTACAACGGAACTGTTTTCGTTGAAGAACAGTATTCTTTGCGATGAAACAGTACATCTCAGAGTTGGTGCTCAAGTGATGTGTGTTGTGAATATGGAAGAGTCGGTGACGACATCCGCGACCCCAATATGCAATGGAAGTCAGGGCGTCATTGTACGAATGGTAGAGAACCCAGCAGGGACTACTCCACCATTACCAGTTGTTCGGTTCAATAATGGTCTCGAGATGACCATAAATTATCACACATGGGTAAGCGAAAATATACCCGGGATTGGCGTATCACAGATTCCCCTCATTCTTTCCTGGGCAATTACGATTCACAAGAGTCAGGGGGCAACACTGGAACGCTGTATTATTGATATTGGATCTGGGGTATTTGAAGCCGGACAGAGTTACGTTGCATTGTCGCGAATCAAATCATTAGAGGGAATGAGTATCATGAGTTACGATGTTACGAAGATTATGGTGAATAAGCGTGTCAAGGCGTTTTACGGAGAATTAAACAGTCTGTAGCTGTAGTATGTAACTATATAGTTATTCGACTGATTCAAGCGTTTATTTTTACATGTTTATAGTATACGATGCCCTTAATAGTTATCTGTGGTGGCGGCGGTAAAACAACATTAATAAAAAAATACCCAGAATTATTTTTAGATATTGATGACTTCGTATGGTCGTCTTATAATACAGAGTATCACGATAAATTGACAAATGCAATCGAACTAGAGGATATGAATGCAATAACTCATATATATAAAACAGTTATGGTGAATAATCGTGAGTATTTACAAGGACAATCTAAGATCATTTTAGGACATGATCCAATATATGCTGAATGGATTGATATTGAATTATTAACTGTTATGAAACCGTCGATTAAATTACACGAATTAAACATATCGAATAGAACTCCTGAATTAAAAAGAGTTGCTTTGCATAATTGGGAAACTTTGCCAAATGCAATAATATATGATGATTGGGAAAGTTTCGACAAATTAGTATTTAAATTTGCGGGTAAATAAATAGTCCGTCGTAAAAAAAGAATCAAGAAGAGGGTAAATAAAGTGTAAAACGGAAAAAATTGAAATGATAAAGAAGGAAAGAAAAGAATACAGCGATCAAGCAAAGAGAATTACAACGATGGAAAGCGT